TGCAACCAATCACACATATGCTAGCCAGGATATGTTTGATCCAGACGACAAGATCTCCGGCGGACAAGGCTTCGTATATGCATCAAGTATTGTTGTTGCTATGCGCAAGCTCAAGCTCAAGGAAGACGAAGACGGCAATAAGATCAGCGAAGTACGTGGTATTCGCTCAGCTTGTAAGGTAATGAAAACTCGTTACAGCAAGCCGTTTGAAAGTGTGCAAATTAAGATTCCGTATGAATCAGGTATGAATCCATATAGTGGATTGCTTGACATGTTTGAAGCAAAAGGAATCTTAGCTAAAGAAGGTAATAAGCTAGCTTATACTTCTCCGGTAACTGGTGAACTCATTAAGGAGTTCAGAAAAGGCTGGACGGGAGACAAACTACAGATAATTATCGACGAGTGGAATCAGAATCCCCTTGCCAGTAAAGATACTGTAGGGGATGCTTCCGCTACTGACTTTGAACCAGAACCGGAGGAATATGCAGATGAGTCCTGAACTAGCACTCTTGAACGAAACGTGGGATATTATTAAAACATATGTTCCACGTAAAGAACGTTTAGAAGTTGCCGAGTCACTATTAAAGAGTTTCGATGAACATTCAGACCTTGACGGGATTGAAGTTCACAAGAATGAATTTGATAGTTCAATGAAGGCGGCTATTTTAAGTCACTTTGACTATCTATTTGATGGTGAAAATGACGACGATGACGATAACTGGGAATAATAAGCATGAGTACTTGGTATAATAAAGTTGTTGACGATTTGGGTAATATCATTGACTGTATTGCCTACTTCGAGGACGAACTTGACAGCGCCAAGTATGAATGTGGTATTAAGGGTAGCCTGGAGAAATCCAGTGCCGCCCTGCCCGGTATCACAGAGCATAGGTTCAATCAACTACAGGAGATTGAGGCTATACTCGAACACCTAAACATTGAGCTACGCAAAGAGCGTAGTAAAGTGTTTAGAAAGTATTTGGAAGCATACAACAGACAACTCAGTAGCAGAGATGCAGAGAAGTTTGTTGACGGTGAGGAGAGTGTTATTACACTCACTCACCTATGCAACCAATTTAGTTTGTTACGTAATAGATTTCTTGGTATCATGAAAGGGCTCGATACCAAACAATGGCAGATCGGTCACATCACTCGTCTACGCACAGCAGGCATGGAAGATATTGTAATCAGCTAAATAATAGTAAAGGAGCCATTATGAAAGTACGTAAGTTAATTAAGAAATACTACGAATCTATTTTTAAAGGCGATATAGTTGAAGAGCAACGCCTATACAAAAAGTCCTTGAAGAAATCTTTAAAAGGCAAGCGCACACAAGTGATACGATAAGGAGCGCATATGAAGTATATTTTAACAACCCTACTAGCACTAAGCCTGGCAACACCGGCTCTAGCCGACAACAAACATCACGATTATTATAGATCACATAACCACCACAATCACAAAGGCAGCGGCAAATGGGTAGCACCATTGATTGGTGGTGTAGTATTAGGCGCTATTATTGCTGATGCAAAAGCAAAAGAACGAGATGTAATTGTAGTTAAGCAAAAATGCGAACCAATTACTATTATCGTGCAAGATCAGTGGGGAAGAACCATTGAGCGCAGAACTGAAGAGCGTTGCGTTACAGTTTACTAAGTCATTGATTTTTAACAGTTTTTAAACCCCTGCGTAAGTCATTGATTTTGCAGGGGTTTTTTGTAGCAAAAAACTCATATTTTTTGGTTGACAAAGTCCTATAATATGTTATTATATACATATGATGTTGATTTTGACCCTACTCGTTTTAGTGCTAATTATAGTGGCACTATTCCCCGTACTTAAGGTGATGTTGGGATTTTACGGGTTTGATCAAGCACTGGGTGCTTGGGCTGTGCTTTTTATCGTAGCCTGGGTACTTTAAAGGTTGACAACATAGCAAAATCTGCTATACTTATATTGTTGTTTAATTTTGTGGGAGACTTTGAATGACTGCTTGTGTTCGTATTAAATCGGGTTCGTATCGCAACACTCCTGTTGTTGATACGATTTTTCCGATCGTTAAGCCGCTGAATTTTGGTAAAAAGGGTAAGTTCATTACAGTGAACGCATCAAGCATGCTTGGCCCAGACAAGTCAGCAATCCGTGTACTAGTTGAGAGCGAGGAAGATTTGGAGTACGTTACTCTTGAAGGCGAGCCCTCTGTGGCTCCATCAATTTCAGTGAGCAATAAGGCTCCTGTTATTTCTAAGCCTGCGAAGCGCGAAGAGACTGTTGAAGAGGCTATGGATCGTATCCGTAAGCGTTTCGCAATTCTTGACCAAATGACTGACGCTGTTGCTAACGGTGTTGTGCGTGGTCTAATTGTTAGCGGCCCTCCAGGTGTTGGTAAGAGCTTTGGTGTCGAGAAGATTCTTGAAGAATACGACGTGATGCATAAGCTCGCCGGTGGTAAGGCACCACGCACCGAGGTTGTCAAGGGTGCTATGACCCCAATTGGTTTGTACCAGACGCTGTACAATAACAGCCAGGATGGTAACATTCTAGTGTTTGACGACTGTGACAGCATCTTGTTTGACGAAATTTGTTTGAACATGCTCAAGGCTGTGCTGGACTCAGGCAAGAAGCGTACCATTAGTTGGAAGAGTGAAAGTAACGCTCTGCGTCGTGAAGGCATCCCCGACCGCTTTGACTTTAAGGGTGGTTGTATCTTTATCACTAACGTCAACTTTGAGAACGTTCGTAGCAAGAAGATCCAAGATCACTTGGAAGCGTTGATGTCACGTTGTCACTACATTGACCTCGAGATGGATAGTGTGGAAGACCGTTTCTTGCGTATCAACCAAATTGTCAAGGATGGCATGCTCAACGAATATGATTTTGGTGATGCAGGCGAACAGGAAGTTGTAGACTTCATGGTTGAGAAGAGTGCGCGACTCCGTGAAATTAGTTTGCGTATGGTGCTCAAGGTTGCGGACTTGAAGAAGATGAGTCCGATGACGTGGCGAGATCTTGCTGAAAGCACTTGTATGAAGCGTTTTGCGTAAACTTGACTCCCACCAAGTTTGGGCAATACCCCCGGGCAGTAATGCTCGGGGGACTTTTTACATTTATGTCTTGACAAATAGTAGGTTATAGTATAAATTAATAGTATGCAAAAGGTTATTCTAGAAATACGTGACGAAGTGAACATCAAGTTTGTAGGACTTGATGTAAAAACACGTCGCAAGATTTCTGATGCTGTTAAGTACTTCCTGCCATATGCTTTCCATATGCCTGCTTATAAATTAGGTCGGTGGGATGGGTGCATTAGATATTGCGACATTGGTGGAAGAACCTATTTCAATTTGTTAGATAAACTATTGCCGTTGGTAGTAGAAGAAGGCTATCACGTTGAAGTAGATGATCAACGCCAAACATGGGACTTTTCTTTTAACCATGTTACACAGACAGACTACGAACACATTGCATGGCCCGCCAAGCACCCACGTGCCGGCGAGCCTATCCTGTTACGTGATTATCAAGTAGAAGTAATTAATCGTTTCTTAGACAATCCACAGTGCCTACAGCAGATTGCAACAGGGGCAGGTAAGACACTTATCACCGCTGTACTTAGTCACAAATGTGAACCATATGGTCGTAGTATTGTAATCGTACCCAACAAGGACCTTGTTGTACAGACAGAAAAAGATTACAAGAACATGGGGCTAGATGTTGGTGTGTTCTTTGGTGATAGAAAAGAGTTTGGTAAAACACATACTATTTGTACGTGGCAAAGTCTTGCTATCTTAGAAAAGAAAACAAAGGCAGGCGAAGCAGAGATAGACGTAGAACAATTCCTTGATGGTGTTGTGTGCGTTATGGTGGATGAGGTACACAAGGCTAAAGCAGACGTACTGCGAGATCAGCTAAGTGGCATCTTCCGCAATGTACCTATTCGTTGGGGACTAACTGGTACTATCCCCAAGGACGAATATGAAGCAGTGGGTTGTGTTTGCAGTATTGGTCCTGTGATTGGTAACCTAAGCAGTAAGGAACTTCAGGACATGGGTGTTCTTGCTGACTTGGATATTAATATTTTTCAGTTACAGGATGGTGCGTTAGGCTTTAACAGTTACGCACAGGAATTAAAGTGGCTGGTTACAGATCCTAAACGCATTGATCAGATTAGCAATATTGTCAGAGAACTAGGTAGTGGAGGTAACACACTAGTACTCATTGATAGAATTGTTACAGGTGAAATGCTAATGGAACGTAATCCAGATTGGGTGTTTATCAGCGGTGAAATGAAAACCACTGATCGTCAAAAGGAATATGATGAAGTTTCGGACGCTAATAACAAGATTATTGTGGCGACTTACGGTGTGGCCGCTGTGGGTATTAATATCCCCCGTATTTTTAATTTGGTTCTTCTGGAGCCCGGAAAGAGCTTTGTCCGCGTTATACAAAGCATTGGACGAGGAATCCGTAAAGCAGAGGATAAGGACTACTTACAGGTAGTTGATCTTACCAGCAACTTAAAATATAGCAAGCGCCACATGACCAAGCGTAAAGAATATTACAAAGAGCAGAACTTTCGACATGCTGTTACCAAGGTGCAGTATAAATGACATTAAACGAATACGAAAAACTCACTGACACTGACCGTGCCTTTCTAAAGTTAGCAGGACGATGTGATGGTTGTGGATGCAAACTAAACGGCGAAATGTATATTGTACACGCTGATTGGTGTAAAGACGTGCCGCAATTTATTTGGCCTAAGGCCAATTTGGACAGAGGATTCAAGCGGGGGGAGGTGCAGATTATATCTTCCAGTCGACAATCGGGTAAGAGCGTATTTGCCAACATGGTAAACCAATTAAACAAAACATTTAGGAAGCAATATGAAAATACTAACAGTTGATAACACACCATATGATTTAGATATGGTACCCGAAGAGATCGACGATATCAGATATTGCATTCTCGATGCAAGTAATCCTGGTGACATCGACTATTACTTTTTGCCTTTGATCTTTTTGGAGAGCTTTCATGCGCCAGCTATCTGTTTACAGATTGGCAAAGCCAGCATTCAGGTTCCCATGGATTGGAGCATTCTAATCTGCGACGATGATTATAGTGCTGTAGAGATTGTTCCGTTGGCTAGTTTAAACAATCGCGGCTTTAAAGCACTTACACTTAATCCACTCAAAGGACTTAGCATTAAAAGCGAAGAACTTGCTATCACTAATATCTACCAAGATGTTAAATGGTATTTCCCTAAGTTGAAGAATGGTCACATCTTAGCAGTACCGTTGGAGAATAAGAAGACTCCGCAGTGTGCTTTCTTTGTTAAAGAAGTAAACAAGGTGTGTGACTTAGACGTTGGGGATTTGATGTGATTCGAGACACAGATCAATTTAATCTCAAGAGTGAAATTACACCTATCCCAGACTTTCCTGTGCCAGGCGTACAGTACAAAGACGTTACTAGCTTACTGTACAAGCCCGCAGCCTTTAAAACCACTGTAGACGCTATTACAGCGTTTGCTAGGGCTAATAACATCACAGATATTGTAGCGCCGGATGCTAGAGGATTCATTTGGGGTAGCCCGGTAGCAGTGGCATTGGGCATACCACTACACCTGGTACGCAAGCCAGGTAAGTTGCCGCCTCCGACTGTGGGCATTGAGTTTGAATATGAGTATGCTCAAACTAGTTTGCACATGAAGGCTAACACGCCTTTGGATGCATTAAACAATGTACTAATTATCGATGATGTGAGTGCCACAGGCGGGACAGCATTAGCTATTATTGAGTTGCTTAAAAAGTTTAACGTACATCCAATCGACATCTGTTATGCATGTGTAATTGATCTAAGTTTCTTAGGCGGCACAGTTAAGCTACGTGGCGAGGGCATAAAAACATTCAGCGTAATTGAATATGATAAGGACGGACAATGAGTTATTTGTTTACAAGTGAAAGCGTAAGTGAGGGGCATCCAGATAAGGTTGCTGACCTAATTAGCGATGCAGTCGCAACATACATTTTAGATAAGAATCCAGCTCACCGGGCCGCAGTAGAAACACTGGTTACTACTAACATGGTAACACTGGCTGGCGAGTATAAGAGTACCAAAGAAATTGACAAGAGTGTGATTGCAGATATTGTGCGTAACACAGTCAAACGTATTGGTTACGAGCAAGATGGCTTTCATTGGCAGCATCTAAAAATTTACAACGAACTACATCCACAAAGTGCAGATATTGCACTAGGTACAGACGACTTTGGTGCCGGCGACCAAGGTCTCATGTTTGGTTATGCTTGCCGTGAAACACCTAACTACATGCCGGCAGCAATTTATTGGAGCCATCGTATTGTAGAAACATTAACACAAGTTCGCAAGTCTGCTGATGGTAGTTGGTTAGGTCCTGATGCTAAGAGTCAGGTTACTATGGAATACAACAACGATGCTACCGTAAAGCGTATTGCAAAGGTTGTGTGTTCAACACAGCATAGTTCGGACACAACCATTCACAGCGTTCGCAATGCAGTAGAAGCAATTATCAGACAAGTTCTACCCAAGGAGTTAGTAGACAATGACACTGAGTTTTACATTAATCCTACTGGCCGTTTTGTTATTGGCGGCCCTGATGGTGATGCGGGTCTCACAGGACGAAAAATCATCGTCGATACTTACGGCGGCTATAGTCCTCATGGCGGTGGTGCTTTTAGTGGAAAGGACCCTACCAAAGTAGATCGCAGTGCCGCTTATATGATGCGTTACCTTGCCAAGAACATTGTAGCAAGTGGACATGCAGATTGGGCCACATGCCAAGTCAGCTATGCAATTGGTGTCAAAGAACCAATGAGCTTTTATGTGGAAAGCAATGGCGACAGTCGCGCACTAACTGATTGGATTCTAAAAAATGTTGACCTTACCCCAAAAGGAATCATTGACAAGTTCGGCCTGTTTAGTGTACAATTAACAGATACTACAAACTACGGACACTTTGGCAAAGACCATTTGCCGTGGGAACAGGTAGACTTAGATATTGAACTATGACAACTAAAAAAGCACCTGCTATTGCTCTAAAAGATATTATGGCAGCTCTGGACAAAAAGGACAGAGGCTTTTATAGTCGCTTGACTGATGAACAGAAGAAAGCGTTTGTGCCTTGGATGATGATGCGTTACGCTAGTAGCGCACAAGGACGTAATGCCGCACATTATTTGTTTATGGTCAATGAACTTGTTAACAAAAACTTTAGCGATGTTAGCAAGCATCCTGAGCTACAGTGGTTACTAATGACAGCGGCTGGTTCTGGTAAAGTAGAATTCCATCCTTATATTAAGCCTCCTAACAGTAAGAAGAAAAAAGATAAAGTAAGTGATTTCATTTATAGCATCAGACCTGGAATCAAAAGTGACGAGTTAGAACTACTGTTAAAGTTAAATACCAAAGACGATTTAAAAAAGTTAGCAGAAGCACATGGGTACAGTGATAAAGACATTGCAGACATCTTCGGAAAGTGATACAGTTTGCAAGTGGTGTGAAAAAGAGTTTCGCAATGAGCGGACTCTTTCTGCGCATATGTGTCCCAAGAAACGTCGTTGGGCAGACAAGGAAATGACACATGTCCGGCTGGGCTTTCGTGTGTATCAAATGTTTTATGAACTTAGTACCAGCGCCAGCAAGCCAAAGAGCATAGAAGACTTTATACGTAGTACTTACTACGAAGCATTTGTCAAGTTTGGGCGTAGCTGTGTTCGCAACGAATATCTGGATCCTGAAAAGTTTGCTGAATGGCTGATACGCCATGGCAAGAAATTAGCTGATTGGAACAAAGATAGTTTGTACAATGAGTTCCTACTTGAGTACGTAAAGAAAGAAACAGGCATTCGCGCACTTGAGCGTAGTGTGTTGTATCTTGCTGAATGGGCCAAAGACAATGACTGTGATTGGCAGGACTACTTTAAAATTGTTAGCACACCACGTGCTGTACACGACATTAGAGCAGCTAAAATTAGCCCATGGGTTATTTACTTGAGTGCCACTGGATCCGAATTGCTTATGAGGTTCAGTGACGAACAAGTAAAAATTATCAATGACATTATTGATGCTAAGTTTTGGGTAAAAGTATTTGCACGTCAAGCAGAAGAAGTAGCAGAAGTTAGAACAGCGTGTGAGGTAGCAGGAATATGAACTTAGAACTAGAAGCATATGAAGGCGAGTTAGAAAAACTACGTCGAGTACACAAAATGGTACGACACCTTTCTGCTGAAAAGCTGGATGGTGTATTCTTTATCTGTGGCGAAGGCGGCGCCAAAGATGCCATGGGACTACCAGAAAAAATTATGATATGCCCAGCATATGGTCTAGATGGATTCGCTATCTACACTAAAACATCAAATTATTCAGCACCGGAGTATTAAAATGGCTAAGCCAACACCAGTACATCTAGATAGAATAGGCAAGGTCATCGAGCTCGGTGATATGGTTGCTGTAGCAGACTATAATGGTCTTATGCTAGGCAAAGTAACTAAACTAAATCAGAAAATGATTAAGGTTAAACGTTACCCGCAAGGTAGTCGTAACTACGAAAAAAACAAATACCCACGGGAATCAATTAAGTTAGATCCAGACGACGTAGCTATTCATATCTTGCAAGGAGGCAACTAATGACCAGAGAACAAATTATCTATAACATGTGCATGACTTATAGGCATGATTATGGGCTCACTATTAGTGAGGACGACAAGATGTACACTTTAAATAGTGGAGTCACAGAACTAGAGCGCAAAGCCATTTGGAATACTATGGCACAGATATTTGACAATGACATTGCGCCATATATGGATTTTAAAAATGAAGTACAGAAAGAAACCAGTAGTAATTGAAGCAGTACAATTTGTGTACACCGGCGAGGGCATAAGACGCCTGCAAGAATTTTGTGGTGATGCAATTGGAAAGATTTTCAAAGATAGACACCCAACTGCCAAAGGCGAGATGGAAATTTGCACACTAGAAGATGGCATTCATCTAACTGTTAAACATATTGCCACAGAAGGCGATTGGATTATTAAAGGTATACAAGGAGAGTATTATCCTTGTAAGCCAGATGTTTTTGAACAAACCTACGAGGAAGTAAATGAAAAGTGAAGTAAATTTAATCGGCGTAACTAAACCCAGTGCTATCACAGATTGCCACACACCAGGCGACTTAGTTGCATATGCGGCAAGAGTAAGCAACCCAGCTAACCAAAGCAACTCACAAACAGCACCAAAGCTGTTAAAGTATTTGATCAAGCACAAGCACTGGAGTCCGTTTGAGATGGTGCATATGACGTTGGAAATTAAAACCACTCGCGATATTGCACGACAGATTCTACGTCACCGTAGCTTTGCATTCCAAGAGTTCAGTCAGCGTTATGCTGTAGCAGAGAACATCGGCTGTGACCGTGAAGCACGACTACAAGATGAAAAGAATCGTCAGAACTCTGTTGATGTAAACGATCCTGCACTACAAGAAGATTGGCATATGCAACAAGCAAAGGTTCGTAATGCCGCCCAAGCCGCATACAAGTGGGCATTGGATAAAGGTATTGCCAAGGAACAGGCTCGTGCTGTACTGCCAGAGGGATTAACTGAAAGCACACTGTACATGGCAGGTAGTTTGCGTAGTTGGATTCACTACATTGACCTACGTGCATCAAATGGCACACAAAAAGAACACATGATTATTGCAGAGCAGTGCAAGAAGATTGTGCTAGAACATTTCCCAATGCTTGAGGAATACTGGTCTGATAATGAAAGTAATTGATTACTTTGGTCCTAGGATAGCTAAATCCAAGCTCTCGGTTGATGATACCGATGCACTATTTGAGATTTGTAAGCTATCATCAACTACAGCTAACAAAGAGTTAGTTGGGCTTATTCGAGAAGAAGTGTCTATTGTTGATGCTCTACGGGTAAGCAAAGTTTACAAAACTATATTGGAAAATATTAACCAATATGCAAGCACCATTGACAGTGGTGCTTGGGAAAATGTTATAAAGTCTGACGATATAACAAACCCGTTGGAATTACAAACGGCTTGGTATAACAAGCAAGTTGCTATGGAATTTAATCCTATACACCATCATGCAAGCCACGCAGATTTGGTATGTGTTATTTTTCCTAAAATTGATCTTGACAAAAACGTCGATCACTATTATATTAATAACACAGACGAAAAACAAACAGGCCAGTTAAATTTTGTTTATGGTGAACACTCTAAAAACGACTTTGGAAAATCTTGTATAACTGTACAACCTGAAGAAGGAGACATGTTTGTTTTTCCCTCTACACTGACTCACTATACAACACCGGTGTTAGGTAACAGTGTTAGATACAGCATTAGTTGTAATTTTGTTTTTAGCAAACTTGCACACCGACTTATGAGTACACTTAGTAAAAATGAAAATTGACTTTGACGTAGACATTGACTTAGCAGATCGAGAGCAGCTATTAAAAGCATTGCCTCACACACCTGCGAGCATTGTTGACGACCAAGGAAATTATACTAAACACAACACAGGAATTTATCTACAAAAGATTCCAATGTTGCCCTTGGATGGATTCAGTGCAATTGACTACGAAACAGCAGAAGCTGATGGCTGGTTTAAAATTGATGTGCTTAACAATCACGTATACAAAAGTATCACAGACGAAACTCAGCTACAACAATTACTAGAACAAGATCCGTTATGGGATATGTTGGAGCATGAAGAGTTTGTTCGAGAGTTGTTCCATATTGGCAATCACTTTGAGATTGTAAACAAATACAAACCTAAAAGCATTGAACAGTTGGCCATGATACTGGCGATCATACGTCCTGGCAAACGTTATCTAATAGGTAAGAATTGGAACGAGCTTGAAAAAGAAATATGGACTAAGCCGTTAGACAACAGCTACTATTTTAAGAAGTCGCATGCTATTGGATATGCTACTGTTATTACTGTGCAGATGAATTTAATCTGCAATGGTTTAGTTTAACTCATTTATCAGTTTTTCTAACCAGTTGGATACTGCGTCGTTTGATACGCTTTTTTAATAGATTTTGTAGACTTGTAACGGGTCCAAACAGTATCTCAACATCCTTCATTACAAATGTTTTCAAGAAGGGCTTAAATGGTTTCATTTCATGGTGTAAAAACACATCAATGGGCAACATACGGTTGCTCTCCCACCACCAAACTTCTCCAAGATCAAGAAATTCTTTTTTCATTTGTACATTAGGTATTGCTTCCACATCGTAGAACGTTATGATGGTGTTATCGTGGTTAACGATAACACCAACATATTCGCGCTCGCTGTAAAATAGGCCCGTTAAAAATTCAAAGTTAGAGTATATGTCAGTTTGCATATTGCTGATATTTACCTATTACAAATGCTGGGCTTTGAAGTATTGTGGTCTTATACTATGGAATAACTGATAAATAGTGTTATGAACTACGGTGAACACAAGTTATATCTGTACCAAGACACAGTCGAACTGGTTATAAACACAGACGGACTGGGCATATATGTGGATAATAGGCCAATGAACATTAAAAAATTACAAGCCCATAAGGGCGTTACAAACGAAGTATTCTTCACTGTGCGCAACAGAGATAGAAAATTACAGAACGTATTCAATGAAACAATACGGGCTTATATTATATCTCCAAGCACAAGAACAAGGCTGTTAACTAAAATAGCAGAGCATACTGCTGATGTTGGTAAGTTTAAGCTAACGTTTTTAGAAGGTGATTTACAGAACATTGAACCCGGCCTTTATCATATGTATGTAACACGTTCTACAGAAGAATCCGTTGACAAGCCTGTATACACAGATCAAAACAATAATGTTCGTTTTGATATTGAGATTTCAGAACAAGCAATGATTGAGCCTGTGCCCACACAAGAAGAAACCAACTTTACACAGGTTGCAAATACACTGCTAGGCGATACTTCAAACATCTTTGTAAGCAGTGCTATGTATGGTAATGTAGATAGAAATTTCTTGTATGCGCAACACACCATTGGCATTTACACCAATACCTTTACAGGTAACATTACCATCCAAGGTAGTTGTATAAGTGGCGTTCCAGATCAAGAGTACAACAGCATTGATTGGTTTGATGTAACGACCAAGGCTTTAAGCAATGTAAGTAGCATCACGTATGATACATTTAGCGTTAATGCCAATTGGATCAGAATCAAATATACACCCAATAATGCAAACAGTGCCGTTACAAAAGTAATGCTCCGAAATTAAACCGTTGACAAAACAACAAATCACTATATAATAGTGATATGGATATAGACTCTGTCATAGAGCAAGTGCATCATTTGATCGCTGACAACTTGCCGATTCGTTCGAGTAGGACTCCCAGCGGTTGGACGACCTTTAATTGTGTTATGTGTAATGATACACGTAAACGTGCCGGCGTGATCGTCAGCGGCCCTAAAATTTCATATCATTGTTTTAACTGTCATTATGTAACAGGCTGGAGCCCGAGTCCTTACATTAGTCAACGCTTCAAGGATCTTGTTCTCAAGTTAGGTGCAGAACCTGACAAGCTACATCGTGTGCAAGTCGAGTTACTCAAGCACAGCGAGGAACTTGAGGATCAGGAAACCGAAGGTTATGTTTATAGTCTAAAAAAGTTTGAAACGGTTGAACTGCCTGATGACATAATTGCAGTTGAAGATTTACCAGATGATCACGAAGTAAAGCAGTATGCAGTGACCCGAGGCCTATTGGGGCTTTATCCTTTGTTGTATTTCCCCGATGATATACTGTATGCAAAACGTTTGGTAGTCCCATTTACGTACAACAGTGAAATAGTAGGCTGGACTGCTAGACATATCAATCCACCGGATAAACGAACACCCAAGTATTTGCATAAGATGACTAGCGGATATGTGTTCAACGTTGACAGATTTGCTAACAGCAAAAGGGAGATTGTTATAGTAGTCGAAGGTGCGTTTGATGCTATAGCAATCGATGGCGTAAGTATATTAGGCAATCATGTTACCCCAGAACAAGCTCATCTAATTGAGAAGCTAGGCAAACGAATAATTGTATGTCCAGATCGGGATAAAGCCGGCAAAGATTTGATTGATGAAGCACTAGCATTGGGTTGGGAAGTAAGTTTTCCACCTTGGGAAAAACATATCAAAGACGCAGATGACGCAGTAAAGAAATACGGCAGGCTTGCAACTGTCGCTAGTATTATTAAGCATGCAACAGCTAACAGTGTTAAGATCAAAGTAAAGGCAAATATTCGATGAACTTATACGTTAGTGGGTGCAGTTTTACTTACGGTCACGAAACCCAGGAAAATGAAACAACAATTAAAAGTCACAGGCCCACTTGGACCTGGAGCGATCATCTGTCCAAACACTTTGAAGGGCAGTTTGTAAATGAAGCATGGGTTGGCGGTAGTAATCACAGGATTCTTCGACGTGCTATGACATTTTTTAATCAGCAAACTTCCAATGATTGGCTAGCTGTAATACAATTCACTGATCCATTGTCGAGATTTGAATATTACGATCGCGACTACAATATCTATGTAAGTATGCTCAACGATAACTATGTACTCGATGACCAGTACTATAACAATGTTGACGTACCATTTAATGCTATACGTGATAATGCATTTAGGTACTTTTCACATAGACATCTGTTGTTGAGTAAAAAAGAAATTGTAATTGAATACTTTCAGAAAATTATAACACTAGATGCATATCTAACTTCAAGGAACATACCGCACTTGTTTACTTTTATGTCTGGCATGAGCTGTTTTCCAGAAACATTAATGGAAACATTTATGAGCACAGACATGCACGGTGCTCCAAAAACCAGTGCTG